ATCCATTTTTTCTTTCATTAATGCTACTCTTTCTTGATCATAAATGATTGAAGGGGTAGTCATTGAAAGTTCAAAATTGGATAATTGCTCATCTCTATACCCTAAAGTATATAAATGAACTAGAGCAATTTTATATAATTCTGATGTTATAATTCTTTGTATACGCTCAATTGTACGAGCAAATCTAATATCTTGAGCTGCTAGTGTAGCTTTACCATCTGTGTTTTCATCGTAACCCATAAATGCTTTAGGTACTTTAAGAGCAGCAAATAATTTGTCTCTTAAGTACTCAACATCCTGAATACCATCCCACTGTAAACCACTAACATTTTCAATTTTAGTACTTGCATCATTACCTCTAATTGGAATATAATAATCTTCCATTAGGTTCTGCATATTATATTTTAGGTTATATTCACCTGTTGTTTGATCAACATATGGAGTACGTTTCATTTTAGAAACTGTTTTTTCCATAAATGCATCAATTTCATTTGGTGGTATAGAACCAACGTTCATATAAAAAATACGTCTTTCAGGTGCACGTACAATTCTGTGAATTAACATTGCATCTTCCATTAACGTATATTGTTTAAACAATTTACGAGCTGGTTCGATATATGATCTACCATAAGGTAAGAAATTCATATCAGTTAATAAACGGAAATGAGCCATTTCGTAATTATCAAATATAATAGAATTTGCATTTGACCCACCACCTGGAACATTGTAGTAACCATAATCAGAAGCAGCAACACCTTCAGGATCAAATCTATATTTAATTTCTGTTGGGTTTTCTTTATCTACTCCTTCCATTCTTTCAATATGGAAAGCTGTATATGGTATTACATTATATATTCCGAATTTTTCAGCGATTTCTAATTTAAGGAAAAAATCACCATATTTACACATATTACGAACCCAAGGCCATAGGTTAAATTCAACATTTAATACGTCATAAAATAAGTTATAAAGTATTTTCTGAATGTCCTCGTCAGATGAACGAATTGATAACACTTCACCCATATCGTTCTTTAAAGTGCTTTCATCTGCGATTATATCCAAAGCAGATGCTATAATTGCATCTGTATCCATTGCATCATAATCTGAGTATAATGAAGGTCTTAAATAATTGTAGTTGAAATTGGTTTGTTGACCATATAGTGAAGTACTTGAGTTAGAATAGATTCTATTAAACCTATCTACTAAAGCATTTGTTTCAATTTCTCCAGTTCTTTGGATACTATTAACATCAAAGACTTTCAGTTGATTATCCCCTGTGTTTCGGATAATTACATCAGTAGAAAATAATCGTTGTAATCTTGAAAATAAGCCTTTATCTGCCATTTTATGTTATTTTGTTATTATTATAAATATATTATAGTAACCAATTTATGCTCTCTTTTTTATCTCCTATATCCATACTGTATGGATTGTCGTTACCATTTTGAGAATACCCACCACTGTAACCTGTTTTATTTGATTTTACTGCTCCTAAAGCTGCTCTAGCTGAGTCTAAGCTTTGTTGTTGGAATTTTAAGGATGTATCTCTTAAAAACATACCAATTCCAAATGACATAACTAAATCATCATTATATCCTCCTTGTGCTTCTGGTCTACCATTACGCCAAATGAATACTTTCATTTCTTCTAGCAATCGTTTTGAACGAATTGTTACACTTCTATCACCAACAAATTCTCTAAATTTATTAATACAAAGTGGTCTTGTTCTCATTGACATAGTAAATCCAGGTACCATTTCACTACTACCTTCAAATGCACGTAAATATGATTCTGCAGTACGTTGATCTGATTTTGGAGATTGATATAAATTTCTATATCCTCTTTCTAAAATTGCATCTAAAGTTGCCCATCCAATATTGGCATTTTCAACTACTAACATTGCATTATTATATTCTGTAGCTAGTCCTGTTAAAAAATATCCAAATTCTTTAGGTGGAATTTGACCTTTATATTCTGCAACTTGTGTATTTGTTGCTACATCTATTACATGACATGCTGAGTAATCTTTTCCATCACCTCTAGCAACATCAGCTGTAATCATATATTCTCTAGAATAATCTGCAGGTTCCCAAATCCATAGATTTTGATCAACACCTCTTCTTTCAACTGGTTCTTGAACTGTTGTTTCTTTAATAAACTCAATCCATTCACTATGAAATACAGTATCACCTGAAGTGCTAAAATCACAATCACATTCTTGTGCAGCCATTCTAGGATCACCTAAAAGTTCATCTTGTCTTTTTCTCCAAGTTTCATCTCGTTCAGGGTGAACATACCAAGGTAATTTAATTGGTATAAAATCATTTTCATTATTTTCAGCAGAAACCCATGTTTTATGAAACCAATTTCCTGTGCCATACGGTGTGGATAATACTATCGCTCCACCACCAGTAGCTAATGTTTGCTGCGCAGAAGCCCATATTTCACCAATTTGATCAATAAATGCAGCTTCATCCACTAAAAGCAAAGATACGGCTTCAGATCTACCAGCATCACTTGATGCAGATGTAGCTTTAATTTGTGAACCGTTGTTTAATCTAAGTGATAATTTGTTATTTTCATCAGCTGGTATTTTAAGCCATGAAGGTAAGTTATCATACATAAACTTTACCTTTGTAACCATGTTACGAGCTGTTTCTTGTTTTGTTGCTATACAAAGTATATTTTTATCTTTTTGAAACAACATCATCCATAAAGAATACCCTGCAGATAAGGTAGATATACCTAACTGTCTTGATTTCAAAATAATTGAATATGGGTTATCTCTTAATAAGTGTAATGTTTTTTCTTGAAATGGGTATAGATTAAAAATAACACGTCCTCGTTGGGGGTGTTGAATAAAACAGTACTTTTTCATAAAATGTGCTGGGTCTTTTGCACATTTAATATATTCCTGACGGATTATATTTTTTAAGTCTTTATTCATTTTTTACCTATCTTCCAATACATTTTACCCGATAGAGCAGGTTGGAATTTTTGGTCCACTCCTAGTCCTAGACCATATATTGTTCTTCTTCTAGTACGTAGTAATATTTCTCCCCCAATATAATTAAGTTGGTTTAAACCTCCAACCACTCCTAAACCAGCATAAAATTCTATTTTATTTAAATATATTTTACTATCAATAGTTGTTGTTGGGAAAGTAATACTAGTTTTAACGTCTCTGGAAAATATGCTATTTCTTGTTATAGTATCATTTATAACAGCATACCCTATAGTATCAATTTCAATTGTATCTTGATAAAAATATTTAGTATAATAATCCTGTAGTATAGCTAGAGTATCAATTGGTTGTTGAAATGTATCTGTTTCAGTAATTATTTCAGTTACGATTTCAGTTACAATTTTAGTTTGCCATTTAGGTATATAAGTTTCCTTTGTAGTCTGGATTGTATCATATTTAGTTTCAATCTCAGTTACAATCCGGGGTCCGACAGAATTACCCCCTCCATTACAAGAACGAAGAAGGATAATTACGATTACTAACACTACAATGAGTAGTGTTTGTATGTTATTGAAGAAGACTTTCAAGTTCTTTCTTTATTTTTGTAAGCTCTTTCAAACGAGCTATCAATTCTGATTTTTCAGGTTCTACTGCGTCTTTATATTTTCTAACTAAAGATTTCATTTCACGTGTAGTTTCACCTAATTTATTTGCCATTTTAGAAATAGAATCTCCTTTTTTAGCTCCTTTAGCTGCTGCTTTATCCATTTCCTCATCATCCATTTCTTCTTCGTTTAATGATTCATGTTTATCTGCCTCATCTCTAATTACTTCTTGTTCTAGAGGAGATAATTCATCGTAATCCATACTATACATCTGTTGCGCAATGTCATCTAAAAACACACCTTCATTTATTGATTCAGCTAGTTTTAATTGTGTTTCGCGATATTCAACTTCTTCATCATCTGATGTCTTAACACTATAAGAAGGTAATTTAGAACCCATTAATTTACGAACAAGAACAACTTCCATTTCTTCTCCACCATCATTTAAAGTTACTTTATCTCCTATTTTGAATTTAGCTCCTTTAGTATCTGCTTTTCTCATTAAATCATTATAAGCTTCACCCATATTACCACCATAAAATTTATCAGTAATAATTATTCCCATTACTTCTAAATTTAATGCATCAACTGGGTGTGGCCAATCATTAACTTCTAAATAAAATTGAGCTATATCTTCATAATCATATGAAGAATCTTTAGCTTCAGAGGTTAATTCTTTAGTTTTTTCTACTTCTTTATTTAGTTCGGAATATGCTTCTTTTTTCTTATTAATATCCTCAACTGTTTCCTCAGATAGTATTTCAATGATTTCTTCTCTAAGGTATGATTTTAATTCAGATTTTTTCATTTTAGATTTTTGTTATAAATATCACAAAGAAATTGCTCTTTTAATCTGTTCGATACGACCTTCAGTACTACCTGATATTTTGTGTAGATTTTTTATTCTATGTGGATATCTGTTAACAATATTATTAATTGTAAAATCAATTTGTTTTCTATATTCAGCATCAGTTTCACGAACACCATTATCTTCTATTTCTACTCCATCAGGTGAAACATAAAATATATGGTCATATTCTGATATTAAATTTTTAGCATTATTAACAAAATCTTCTTTATCTAAATAATTTATAGATTTTGAAGCAAGAGCAAATGCCATAACATCAATAACAGTACGATCTGTAATAATATTTTCCTCCATTAATTCTCCAGCTCGTTCAGCTAAAAATACACATTGACCCTTTAATGTTGAATCAGTATTTAATGGAATGCCCATTGCCATTAATTC